ACTTCTCAAGGTTTATTTTTATATTATGGAGAACAGTTTTTTGATATCACACCATTAGATACAGCTATTACAGGATGTACATTAACAACTGTTAATGGTTCAAATGTTTTAACTGTAGACAAAGGATCACATGGTTTAGAAGTTGGAAGATATGTAACTTTATCTGGTGTAACTGTCACAGGTGCATCAGACTTTACACCATCAGAATTACAAAAAGCATATGAAATCTTAACGGTTCCAACTATAGATAAGTTTACAGTTCAAGCTGTAAGAGCCGAAGGTGGATCAGGTATGACTGCCGCTGGAGCTGCAACTGTTAATCCTTATGTCAGTGTTGGTCCTGTTTTTCAAACAGTAGGTTATGGTTGGGGAACATCTTCATGGAGCGATTCAACATGGGGAACAGAAAGATCTACAAGTGATGTTATTTTAGATCCAGGAAACTGGAGTCTTGATAACTATGGACAAGTTCTTGTTGCAACAATTAGAGATGGAAAAACTTTTACTTGGAATGCAGGAGCATCCGGTGCAAGAGAGATAAGGGCATCTCAATCAACATCTGGTTATGCAACTACTTCAAATCCAACTGCATCAAGATTAACTCAAGTCTCTGATAGAGATAGACATTTATTTCATTTTGGAACAGAAACAACGATTGGTAATTCAGCGACTCAAGATCCAATGTTTATAAGATTTTCTAATCAAGAAAACTTAAATGATTATACACCAACTGCTGTTAATACAGCAGGTACATTTAGATTAGATAAAGGAAATAGAATAGTTGGAGCAGTCTCAGGTAAAGATTATACCTTAGTATTAACTGATAGCTCTGCTTATGTAATTCAATTTGTTGGTCCACCATTTACATTTAGTGTAAGACAAGTTGGTACTAACTGTGGATTAATTGGTCAACACGCATTAAGTTATTCCGATGGTAAAGTATTTTGGATGTCAGGTGAAGGTGGGTTTTTTGTGTTTGATGGTACTGTTAAATCATTACCATGTCTTGTTGAAGACTTTGTTTTTACAACAAATTCAAATAATTTAGGAATAAATTATAATGCAACAGATATAGTTTATGCAGAACACAATACTCTTTACAGTGAAGTAAATTGGTTTTATCCAAAATCAGGATCAGAACAAATTGATAGATGTGTTACATATAACTACGGAGAAAATGTTTGGACAACTTCATCACTAGCTAGAACTTCATATGTTGATACTGGAGTTTTTGATGTGCCATACGCAACCGAATATAATAGAACTTCTTTACCTGTATTTGCAGATATTTTAGGTATTACAAATAAATATGGGGCATCTACTTATTATGCTCACGAAGTAGGAACTGATCAAGTTAATGCATTAGGCACAACTTCTATTAACGCTTTTATTGAATCTGGAGATTTTGATATTACATCAAGCATTACTAGAGGTCAATCAACAGGTATAGCTAACTATAGAGGAGATGGAGAGTTCTTTATGTCTGTAAAAAGATTTATACCTGACTTTAAAGTTCTTACAGGTAATTCAAAAATTACCTTACTATTAAATAATTATCCAAATAATACTGCATCTAGCTCACCTCTTGGTCCATTTACAATAACATCATCTACTGATAAGGTAGACACTAGAGCAAGAGGAAGATTGTTATCAATTAAAATAGAAAATGATGGCACCGGTGAGACTTGGAGATATGGAACTTTAAGACTCGATGCTCAACCAGACGGAAGAAGATAATGGCAAAAGTAGTAGTTAGTATACCAGAACCACAACAAGAATATGAAGTTTCTAATCAAAGACAAATTTTAGAAGCTCTTGACACTTTAAAAAATCAACTTAACTTCTCTTTTCAACAAGATTTAAAAAATGAAGAAGATCAAAAGGAGTGGTTTTTAGGTGGCTAATTTTTTTAAAAGTGAAACGTTTAATTTAACAACAACCAATTTAACAACAGCATTAACTATTACTACGTCTGCTATTGCAATTGTTAGATCAGTTCAAGCAAGTCATGCAACAGCTAGTAATGTTGATATAGATTTATATTTAAAAAAATCAGGGGGTTCTGATGTTGAAATAGGACATGCAGTATTAAACAAGTCTACTGAAAATTTAGCTAAAAATGTAATTAATTTAGAAGGTGGGGATATACTAAAACTACAAGCAGATACAGCAAACGAGATCACTGGACAAATAAGTTATCTTTTGATAGATAGATCACAAGAAAATGGATAAAGAAAAAATAAAACATACTCACGATAATGGAGTTACTCATTCCCATGAAGGTGGAGATATTTCGCATACACATGATATACCTAAAATAGATTGTGTAACCACAACAACATACAGAAACACTAAGACAGGAGAAGTATTTAAAGAGAAAGTAGAAGGACCTGATATTGTACAAGATGTTACAGTTCAAATTACTAACAAAGGTCTAGATTTATTTCAGAAAGTAATGAATCAAAAAAATAATGGTGAAAATAATAAATAATGTTTTAACACCAGAAGACTGTTTTAGTTTATATGGTAGTTTAATAAATAGAAATATGTGGAACCTAGTAAGGGCCTCAGGAGAAAGTCTAGGAGGAACTTTTCCAGGAGTTAATTTAGTAGCAGGTGGTAAACCTATTCATAATGATCCTTATTGGATTGGATATTTTAATTGTTTATTTGATAGAATAAATCAAAAATTAAAAGAACAACATAATTTTTTATTAGAAAGAAACATAAATAGAATAGCTTTGAATGCACAAAATAATAATCACTACACGGAATTTCATGTAGATGGTGATTTAAACACTTTTAGTATTATAGGTTTTTTAACTCCTCAATGGGCAGAAAACTGGGGAGGTGAATTAAATATAGAAGGTGAAACTGTAAAATATAAACCAGGTGATTTTGTATTATTTAATTCTAATCAATTACATAAATCTCAAGAAATAAAACAACTACCCTATTGGAGGATATCAGTAAGTTATGTCATTAATAAATCAAAATCCTAGAGGCGGGACCGAGCTTCAATTTGAATATTTAAGAAAGCATGTAGAACCTAGCTTACTTAATCAAGTAGAAATTTGTACATCAGTTCCAGGCAAAGTACCTTTACATCCAACTAAGCTAAATATTCTTTGGCAAAAAAATTCTTGGGATCAACCTAATTTACAACCCTGGTTCAGTGATAAATCAAATCATGATAAATATGATTGGTATGTATTTAATTCTAATTGGAACTTTGAACAGTTTACAAAAAGATTTGATCTACCAAGAGAGAAATGTGTAGTTATTAAAAATGGTATTGAAGAAGTAAAACCAGTTATAACACAGTATAAAAAAGGTGATCCAATAAAAATAATACATCACTGCACACCTTGGAGAGGTTTATCTGTATTGTTAGGTGCAATGCAATTAGTTAACAATCCATTAATTACTTTAGATGTTTATTCTTCTTGTGAAGTATATGGAAAAGATTTTGCAGAAGCTAATGACAAATCATACGAAGCTTTATATGAACAAGCAAGACAACTACCTAATGTAAATTACATTGGTTATAAACCAAATGAATATATTAAAGAAAATTTAAAAGACTATAGAATGTTTGTATACCCAAGTATTTGGGAAGAGACATCTTGTATCTCATTACTTGAAGCAATGTCAGCGGGTCTATATTGTATTACAACTAATTATGGTGCTATATATGAAACAGGTGCAGAGTTTCCAATGTATGTACCTTACTCAAATGACTATAAAAGTTTAGCTAGAAAGTTTGCTGCAGGTATAGAAGCTTCTGCGGATATGCTTCATGCTCCAGGGCTCCAGGATCATTTAAAGATGCAACAAAATTATGTAAATAGATTTTATGACTGGGGAGTAAAAGGACAAGCATGGACAAGATTTTTGAGAGGAGCACTAAATGCAAAATAATGAACCAATATGGTTTTCTGAAAAAAAGAAAACAACCGCTAACGCAGATACTTATCAAACAGAAAAAATAGAACAGGTAGATTCAAACGTTAGAACTATTAACATAGGTAATATTATAGATAAACCAAAAGCAAAGATAATGGTTTGTACTCCTTGTCATAGTGAAGTGTCTATGCATTATACTCAAGCTGTATTAAAGTTTCAATTAGACTGTATGCAACAAGGTATACTAGTTAGTTTTACATTACTTAAATCATCTTTAGTTACACAAGGTAGAAA